CGGTGCAGTGTCTGGTGATTTGATTTGGAACTCTGCAGTCACGCCTATGCTGTTGGCGCGCAATGGCGCGGATGTTTATTTGCCTGCGTGTGCGTTTGCTACTTGGCCATTCCGCTTTTGGCGTGGCAAGGTGCGTTTTCGCTTCCAGGTCGTCGCATCCGCCTACCATCGCGGGCGCCTGCGCTTGGTATGGGACCCCAACACCATCACGTCTTTGGAGTCCAATGTCCAGTACCAACGGATTGTCGACGTGTCAACCGATCGCGATGTCACTGTTGAAGTTGAGTGGGGGTGCAACCAGCATTTCCTCACTTTTGACTCCTCGATACCGCAGTTATACGGCACGACTTCAATTCCGGTTACGCCTGCATCCAATCAGGTGAATGGGGTGCTTGGCATATTTGTCATGAGTACTCTTGCCACTCCCAACTCGACAGTCAACAATGATATATTCGTCAATGTGTTTGTCAGTTGCAATGACATTGAGCTTGCAGCTCCTCAGGCCTTGCCGCTTTATGCCACGTTTAATCGCGCGGTAGAGCAAGCGGGGGACATGGACGTTGCTAACGATGGCAATGAGCCTGGGTGTGGTGACACCAGTACCACGGAGACATTTGCCCATTGTAGCGATGTCGACAACACTGCTTTGGTTTACATGGGGGAGCGCATCACCAGTTTCCGCCAGCTTTTGCGCCGTTACACGGTGCATTCTATGCTGCGGTTTTCTGGCGCTGCGTCTTCCGGGTCTTTCCTTTCAGTGGGTATGTACAATATGCCTGAGTTTTATGGCTATGCCAGTTCTCTCTATGCCATGCATGCCACCACACTTGCAAAGCCATTCAATTATGTGTCTAATCATATTTTGCACTATTTGGCTCCGGCATTTGTCGGCATGCGAGGCTCATTGCGCACCAAGTACGCGGTCACAACCTCATCACCCGTGCGATTGGCAGTGGAATTGCAGCAGGGCGTTAATACTTCCATGTCACGCCCTTTGCCCACCACGCTGCCTGCTTTTACCACTACCCAAAGTGGCACGGCACGCCAGGCAATGACTTCCATGCCGTCCACACTGGCGCCGGGTGGCGCGATGACTTTGTCTTCTGTGTCACCTGCCATTGAGGTGGAGTTCCCTGATTACAATGCCACCAGGTTTCGGCTCACCCGTACGCTCCATGTTACGGGTGACACCAATTCGCTGAACGGTACTGTTCACACGCTCCACTTGCTGGCCGTGAGCACTTCGCCTTTCTTGGTGGAGCGCATGGTCAGTGTCGGCGAGGATTTCTCGCTGTTGTGGTTTCAGGGGTGCCCCCCATTGACGCTTCTTGCGTCCCCTACCTAGGGTTATAGGTCGACAGCATGTCGGGATGCTGTTTCAAGAATAAATCCACCGAACAACGTAAGCTACGGCTTTTGGTTACGACCTTCGTTGTTCGGGGGTAGTAGCCCGATCCTTT